GTCCGTTGGCTGCTATCGTAGCCCGTAAAATTTCAACCTGTCTACTGGGTAAACCCGACGGTACACCAGAAGAAATATCTAGCGCTATTATGCTGGCTAATTTCGACCAGCTAGTACTTCTACAAGGCATTGAAGTAGAATTTAATAAATTATCACCTAAGCCAATTCATTCCATAGTGAAAACTACTGATTGGACACCAAAGTTTATTGCATTGATTACCATTACTTCGTTTTTTACTTATATCGGGCTCGTTACATTTTACCCATTCGAGCATCCTTTGCCTATGGAATTCGTCAATCTTGCTATTGGATGGATTGGTGGCGTTGCTACGGCCATAGTATCATACTATTTCGGATCGTCTTCTGGTAGCAAACATAAGTCGGATATTATCGAACGAATGGAGCCGCGGGCAATCGACAAACCGTGATTGTTATATGTTAAGCTCTAAGGTGTTTGCTGCTCTAAGGCCAGCTTGGCGTTCGACAAATAGGATTGAATAGCTGCCATTGAATTAGCGCAAGATATATTATTTTTCTGAAGCTGTACGAGCAATCGCGCAACTTCTATATCAGTCATATTGACTGTAGACGGAAACTTAACTATAACCGGACAATAATATAGATTGGCAGGAACGTCGATTGCAATAAATTTATTACGGACAACAAATTGAGGTTGTAGTGCTGAATCGCTACATGCGGCAAGCATTAGCATTATACCTGCATATATGATCGATTTCATTTCAGCAATTCCAATTGACGAACGGTATTTTTGAGTACATCAGAACTTGTCTTGTTTGCTGCGGCTGCTTCCTTTGACGACAGATAGTCATCGATGGTACCTAGTTTTCTATTCAGTATATCATTCTGCGTTTGAAGATTGGTTAGAGTACTTTTCTGCAATTCGCTCAATTCGTTTATCTTTGATATGAATTGATTCTGATCCCTAATAATCTGCTCCAATTGATTGCGATTGTATAACGCAAGAGCCTCGCGCCTAATCGAATCATTATGCATTTTATACAGGCCGGCTATAGTGCCCAGAAGCATTAGGGCCCCGATACCCATTCCAATTATTCTTCCAACCGGACTCATAAAAAATGATATGATAGCCATATGACACCCCTCACTTATTTACTTATTTAGTCGTGATAAATAAGAATAATATCGATATGCTAACCGCATGGATGATACAATTATAAATAGCTTGTAACACAATATCGTGGAGTTATCATGGCAGCAATAGCATCCCGGCAAGGCTTAAAGGACTATTGCCTTCGTCGGCTAGGATATCCCGTAATCGATATCAACGTCGATGACCAGCAGATCGAAGATAGAATTGATGATGCTCTACAGAAGTACCGCGATAATCACTTCGAGGCCACTGAGCATGTATATTATCAAATTTCAGTGACGGCCAACGATCTTGTCAATAAATATTTTACGCTTCCCGAATCGATGATTGGTGTTGTGCGAATATTGAATATAGATTCATCAATTGGCACTTCAAACTTATTCAATGCGCGCTATCAGATGTATCTAAATGATATCTATAATGGTAACCTATCGAATATCGATGTTTCTGGATATGTTTCGATTATGCGTCATATAGAAACAATAGAACAACTATTCTCAGGCATCAAGCCAATTCGATTTCAACGGCATCAAAACATACTAAATGTTGATCTTGATTGGAATACACTTAATGTAGGAGACTTTATCATAGTCGATGGGTATAAAGCCATCGATCCAGAAGTGTATACCGATATATACAATGACTCATGGTTAAAGAAATATGCCACGGCTCTCATCAAAAGGCAATGGGGTTCGAATCTATCGAAGTTTGAAGGTATGCAATTGCCCGGTGGTGTAACATTCAATGGCAAGGTTATATACGAAGAAGCCGATGCTGAAATAACGAAGATCGAAGAAGATATGGTCAATAGTGTATCAGGTATTCTGTCTGACCTCACGGGCTAATCAATGACGGTCAATAAGTATTTCAAGTATTATAGTTACGGCCGAGAACAAGATACGGCCGAGGATCTTATTATAGAAAGCATAAAGATATATGGGCTGGACGTAAAGTATCTACCGCGAACCATAATCAATCAGGATTTTCTTCTGGGTGAAGATGCTCTGGGTAAATTCAATTCGGCCATTGATCTAGAAGTCTATATCAAAAATATACAGGGATTTGAAGGCGAGGGTGATTTCCTAAGTAAGTTTAATCTTGAAATACGCGATCAAATTACTTTTACTATGGCGCGAAAGCGATTTAGTCAGATTGCCACCGAAAAACTAATCGAAGAAGTTGGATATAATTATCAGGTAGAAACTGCCAATACACAAGCTTGGGGCGTAACAGATTCATACTTGCTAGAGACAGGTAGCGCCAATGGATATAGTATTACGTCATCTCGCCCACTTGAAGGCGATCTAATATTTCTTCCGTTGAATAATAAGCTATACGAAATCAAATCTGTCGAACATGAAAATATATTCTACCAGCACGGTAAACTATATACATATGATATTCAATGCGAATTGTATGAACGTGATTCTCGTCTCGATACGGGCAATACAGTAATCGATATTATCGAGTCCAATACGACACTCGATATACTAACATACCAGTTCCTAGATGAATCAGGAAATATTATGTTAATTGAGGATGGAGGATACATGCTTCAAGAATTCCGCCTCGAAGTGACGGCTCCAATGGCTAATAACGAATACATCACAGCGAAATCGCTATCGTTTGTGAATTGGTCTGAGAAGAATCCTTTTAGTGAAACCGATAGATGGTAATGTAAATGGCTATATTCGGTTCTCAATATTATAATCAGACGCTTCGGCGATACATTGTCATGTTCGGTAATATGTTCAATGATATGATTGTTCAGCGTTTAGATTCCAGTAATGCGGTAATACAGTCTATTGGTGTGCCTCTTACTTACAGCCCGAAAGAAAAATACTTGGCCAGACTTGCGGCCGATCCCGATTTGACTCGACCTGTAGCTATTCAACTTCCATCGATATCGTTTGAAATGCTCAGTATGTCATATGATGGCACGCGGCGTCTAACGGGCAGTACGAAGAATGTATCGCACAATTCATCTGATTTAAATCGAGTTCGATCCCAATTTGTTCCCGTACCATATAATATGAATTTCTCATTGTATGTTTACACTCGAAATGCGGATGATGCCGCACAGATAATTGAGCAGATTATTCCATACTTTGGACCCGAGTGGACCAATAGCGTGAATTTAATTCCATCAATGGGAATTACTCTAGACATTCCTACCATATTAAATAGCATATCATCTGAAGATACTTACGAGGGCGACTTCGTGACACGTAGGGCGCTAATTCACACATTAGATTTCACGGTTCGCGGGTACTTCTTTGGGCCAGTTCGAACCAGTGGTATAATCAAGAGAGCACAGGTCGATTTAAATATCGTGTCTGCACAATCAAATACAAATGTTTTATATGGCATTCAAAGCACTTCTATTACTCAAGCTGATATAGCCAGAACTGGGCGAAGCTCGCGCGTCGTAGTTACTCCCGGACTATTGGCTAATGGTTCGCCGACTACAAATAGCGCAGCATCTATAGCACTGTCACTAATCTCGGCCAATTCAAACTATGGGCTGGCTGCGAATACATTCACATTTGCCGATGGCAAAAAGTATGATCCAGTAAGTGGATCAGATAATCTTCGTATTGAACAGATACAGACAACGCGAATGGATTTACCCTAATGTCACAGTTAAATAATAATATGAATAAGATATTTGATATAACTCCATCGACAGTGGTATTGGATACAGTATCTCTTCCCGCAACTTTTGCCGGCGCGCCGGACGTAAGTGACGATTTTACAGTTGCGCGCAATAATATTCGCAATATAATAGAAAAAGGAGACGATGCGCTGGAGTCTGCGTTGGAGCTGGCCAAAGAAAGTGAGCATCCACGCACGTATGAAGTAGTTGGGCAGTTAATCAAGGTACTAGTCGATGCCAACAAGGATTTACTTAATATACATAAACAAAAAAAAGAATTAAATACGACAGAATCAGAAACATCTTCGAAAAATGTAACTAATGCTATATTTGTTGGTAGTACGGCAGAATTACAAAAAATAATACGAGGTAAAATAAATGTGGAATAATATACGTATGAGTTTCAAGTCTATGTCTCATGCGGTGCGAGGCCCCGGGATCTTGGTCGAGTCACATAAACCAGTAGCGATCACGGCCGTACAGGAGATAGCGCCAGCAAACAAAGCCCATAGTAAGATTGGGGCAAATGCTGCTAAGGACAAGATTCGTCGCAGCCGCAAGAGGGTAAATGATTCTAACTAATGAGTGATCTATATCTAGCTAATCCTAAACTAAAACGCTCACACGTTCCGATATCCTTCACGCAAGAGCAAATTGAAGAATATGTGCGATGTGCGAACGACGTTGAATATTTTACGGAAAAATATATCAAGATTGTAAATATCGATAAAGGCCTGATTTCTTTCGATATGTACGATTATCAACGAAATATGATGCGTACATTCAAAAATGAGCGATTCGTAATTACGAAGATGCCTAGGCAGTCTGGTAAAAGTACCACGGTCACTTCGTATATCGTATGGAAGATATTATTTCAGGATAATCAAAACGTAGCTATTCTTGCCAATAAGGGCCGTCTGGCCAATGATCTTCTAGCTAAGGCAAAACTCGCATATGAGAATCTTCCCATATGGCTACAGCAGGGAGTTGTTACTTGGAATAAGGGTAATATCGAACTAGAGAATGGAAGTAAGGTTCTTGCCGCCGCTACTTCGTCAAGCGCAATTCGTGGTGGTTCATATTCTCTGATATTACTTGACGAATTTGCATTCGTTCCGAGAAATATTGCCGAAGACTTTTTCTCTTCGGTATATCCTACTATTAGCTCCGGCGTCACATCGCAGATCATCATCGTATCTACACCAAACGGTATGAATCATTACTATAAGATGTGGGCAGACGCAATTGAAAAACGCAGTCTTTATATTCCCATAGAAGTATCTTGGCGAGAAATTCCAGGGCACGACGATGCTTGGCGAAATCAGACAATTCGCAATACTTCAGAGGAACAATTTAAACAAGAATTCGAATGTAATTTTCTAGGTAGCATCAATACGCTGATAAATTCTGACAAGATTCGTGAAATGGCTTTTGTATCTACGACTCGAGACAAATGGGGGCTGGACATTATCGAGAGACCTATAGCCGGCCATACCTATGTCATGATGGTCGATACAAGCCACGGCGCAGGACATGATTATTCGGCGTTTTCGATTATCGATGCCACTTCTATTCCATATAAGATGGTGGCTAAGTTTCGCGACAATATGATGTCGCCTCTCATGTACCCTGAAA